TGAAGCAAGAAAGATTGATTTCTTTCAAAAGGTCGATGAGTACATCAAATCCGTTTATCAAAAATTCGTAATTTCCGGCCGCCTAACGACACCTCTCTATAAGAGGGAAATCCATTTCGGAAGAATCGAAGGAGCAACTGAACAAAAGGTATTCTCTTATCTACTACAAGCGTTGGAGACTGAGGTGAATTACATCAAAATTAAAGAGGTATTGGATTATTTAGATGATAAGATGAGTAAAATGATTTTGTATACCTATGATGCGTTTTTAATTGATACACATCCGGTTGAAAGAGATGAAGTGTTGGAAAGGGTCAAAACCATTATGGAGAAGGGTGGATTCCCTGTCCGAAGTTACGAAGGAACTAATTACGATAATTTAGAGGTTATTAGTTAAAAAATTATATTTATATCATATAATTATATTTAAGTCAATAGAATAGATATGTCAATAAATTTCCAAGAAATCCTAAAAGAGTTAGAATATCGTGTAGATAAAGGTATTATCGACTTAACAAAAGAGGAACAAGTTACAAAATTAGCACAAATTTTAAGAGAGAATCGTATTTCTAATGCGAATGAAATGGCACAAAAAGCCAGAGTATTATTTTCTTATTTACAAGAATTAGAAGAAAAGAAAAAAGAAGCAGCTAAGAAAAAGAAACCAGTTAAACAACCATTGGATAAAGTATTGGCTCAAACCTTTGTAAATCCTGATACCGATAGACAAGTGACCGTTGCATCTGCATTGGGTTACGAGAAAAAATCTAAAGCGTATGGTATAGCAAAGGGTATGATGGGTAATGCTGGATATAGTGAAAAGGATATTGATATGGTTGATGCAGGTCCTGATGATGATGAAAAACCAGTATCAAAAACACCTAATGCATTTGGTAAAGATAAAGGTGCTAAATTAGGTGCTGCTGATTTTAATAAAGGTAGTGAAGAACCAACCACACCAACACCACAACCACAACAATCAACTGATTCCGAAGAAAATCCGGAAGGAACATATGATGAAAATAACAAATTCCAAAAAGCAATTGTAAGTGCAGTGAATCCAATTCAATTAATGAAAGCATTGGATACGATGGCTGAAGATGAGAAGAAGAAAATGTTGGATAAAGTTATGGCAGGTGCCGGTGGTCCTGTTGCATCTACTGGTGAAACTTTATGTGTGGAAGCTCAGAGTGATTTAATTCAGGGAAGATATAACCCAACACAGGTTAGAGCTTCAAAAGAATATAAAACTGAATTTGATAATGTTAGAAAGGTAATGAATGGAACTGATAAGAGAGCTAAAACGGCACTTACCAGAGAATTGGAAGGAATTTGTGATAAAATGGGCTATTACAAAGAAGATGGTACTCCTGATTATACATTGGCAATGGGAATGAAAGCTGAATCGGATTTATACATTAAGCAAAATCTTCCAGCATTCAAAAAAACACAGGTATCTAAAACTAAATTTAAAAAGGATGAAGATAGAATTAGTTGGATGAAAGCATCTTTCTATTCATCATATTCCTTAATGAATAATGGACCTGCCGATTGGGATAAAAAGAAAGGGAATGGTAGGGTAATGAAAGCAAATGCAAATACAGATGGTGCATCAAAGCAACTTTTAATAAATGGTTTGAAGAATGCAAAAACACCTGAAGAGAAAGCACATTATGAAAAACAATTAAAAGTTTGGGATAAATTCAAAGGATATCACGATACATATATGGTTTATACAAATGATAAAGGATATACATCCATATATCATATTTCAAATAAAAAGAGTGATGAATTAGATGACCCACAAAACAATACTACTCCTGAAAAAAGAATACAAAATTACGCAGCGGCAGCTAAAGAAGCAAAATTAAGTCCAGAAGCAGCTAAATCAGTTGCAAAGGCTCAAAATGTTGCAGTAGCGGGTTCTGCGGATAATGATAATATAGCAAAATCAGCATATTCGGAAATAAAAGATGTAGATTTAGTTGTTGCAATGGCCGGAAGATTACCTGCAAGAAGTGAAACGGATGTTAAAGATGAATACTATGTTGATTTAAAAAATGATAAAATCATTAAAGATTGGTATAAAAAAACACATGGTGATAAGTGGGAAGCAAAATACAACGCAGCAAAACCTGCAGAAATAATTGGTTTAGCTATAAAAATTGCATCGGATAAGAATACTGATATTTCAAAATTATCTGGAAATTTCACAAAATTCTTATTAAAAGAAGGTCAATTAGCACAAAGTATATATGCAAAGGCTGCTGCAGGTATGGATGCAAAAACTATATCTCAAAAAATGGGTGGAAAATATTCACCTAAAGAAATTGAAGCAATATTAAAAAGTCCAACAATGAAAATGTTGGCCGATAGGAAAGCACAACACGCTGCTGGTTTAGAAGGAGTACACAAAGGATTTATTACAGCATTACATAAAGCCGATGGAACGAAGCCTGGTCAAAGTGGACCTAACGGACCTGCGGTTGAAACTTATGTTGCTGGTACATTAAAATCATTACACATTGATACATATGTTACAAACTACGATGACTCGGTTCAAATTGAAATGGGTGGTGTAGGTTGTGTACCTGCGGATGTTAGAGGATGTATGGCTAAACTTTCAGGATTTAAAGGAGAAACTAATACACCAGAAGGTAGAATGGCATTGAATAAGCATTTAACAAAAAATGTAAAAGTGGATGCAGATTCGGATGCAGTATATTTATTGGGTAGTGATGGTAAAACAAGAACATATTTAGCAAGTGATACTTGGAGACAGGCGGGTTCTGCTAAAAAAATCGCTACGGCGTTTGGCAGTAATTTAAGAGGTTGTTTAAAAAAATCCGTAGGACAAAGAAACGCTAATAAAAGAAATAAGAAATAATGAATACACAATTACTTTGCCTATTTACGACAAAGGATGAGTTAGAAAAATCAACTAATTTTGTATTAACTAACTATACTTTAACTAACCCTAATGTTTTCGTTTTAGAAAGTAAACTAAAACCAGAAGAAGTTTTCATTACATTTAATGTAGAGAAAGGTTCTGCTGCTGTACCTTCGGAGTGGAAAACAATATTGGTACATAGAAAAAAACAATCAAATTCAATATATACAATTAATGCACTTAATGAAGTAGTTAAATCAAAAACAGGTGGTGTATTAGATAATTCTTATATGATTGATTGGGAAGAATTTAGAAATTGTATTTTAACTACATCTAATACAGGGTACAAAAAAATACCTACAAAAGTTTTCAAAAGCTTTAATGTAGAAAATTTGGAGAATTAAATTATTTTTCCTATATTTGATTTATGGGAAGAAAAAGAAAATTTGAACCAATACAAATATTTGCAGATGAACCTAATGATATATTTCAAACTCATAGGATGCAAATATCTAAAGCCATAATTGAGGGTATTGATTACGGCATCAAATATAAAAAGAAGAGGGTTGATTTTGCACAAGTAATCATTAAAGAAATACTTGTTATTACACTTTCCATAGATAGTAGAGAATTTACCGATTTGTTAGATGAAAATTTACAAACTCTTATTGATTTTGAGGAGTATGAAACATGCGCATTGGCAGTTAAACTTAAAGATAAATTAAATAAATAGTATGGAAAATCAAAGTATTTACGAAACGTGTATTATGTGCAATACAGAAACTACAATATTAAAAACTACTCACATAGATTTCAGATATGGATATGTTGAGGGTGCAGGTCAAATGTGTAGAGAATGTTATTTGAAAGAAGATAGAAATTTAATTACAATTAATAGTAGAATCATTATAGATACCCCAAATGATATGGAACTTGGAAAAAAAGTTAGAGAAATATATTGGGAAAGCAAAAAATAAGTTATGGCAGAAAAGAAAAAAGAAGCAGAATTGTTTTTGGGTGGAGGGCATTTAAACATTGAATCCGCACAATATGTTCAAACCTACAATTCTTTAAAATTGATTACAATTGATGACGGTGCAATTGAATTGAATGTAGAAATTAAAGCAGATTTTAGTAAAATACCTGAAAAATATCACGAAGTATTTTTAAATATGTTTTCATCAAAATATGTAGGTACAACATCATTTGGAGATAATCCATTTAGTGAATGTAAACCCGCACCAAAGAAAAAATGGTATCAAATATGGAAAAAATAAAAAATATGAAAGATATATTTCAAGGACCTGTTTATGAGTTTTTAATCAACGAATCTCTAAATAATAGAAATGGATGGGGTGGTAATGCCGGAAGTATTGATGGATTTTCTGAATATGATTTGGAAAATTCAAAAAAAGGTAATACCTTTATGAGAGAGTTTTTAATGGAATATAAACCATATAACATATTGGAAACAGGTACAAACTATGGTTCGTTCAGTTATACTTGTTACGAAACTCTAAATGATTTTAAGTTATATACTTGTGATAACCATCCTGATAATAATTCAATGAGATGTATTAATTTTATCAATGAATATTATGATGATAATAAAGTTAGATATTTTCACAAAGAAAGTAAACATTTTTTAACTGACCTTAGAAATGATGAAACTAAATTTGATTTAGCTTGGTTGGATAGTACACATACCTACGAATTTTTATTAGAAGAATTAAATATAGTTGCTGATATGAAAGTACCATTTATTATGGTTGATGATTTTTGGACTCAAAAAGAATTGCAATTGGCGGTATTTGAGTTTTTAAGACAAAATGATGAATATAGATTTCATTCATATAGTAATGTGAGAGCAAATGTCGGAGCAATAATTTTATTACAAAGACTCGAATCGGTTAATACAAATTTAAATATAAAAGAATAATGGCTAAAGTAAAAGAAATGGTTAATGGACCTGCGCATTATGGTGGGGTAGATAACCCATATGAAGTAATTAAAGTATGTGAGGCGTGGGGATTGGACAAAGACGCGTATTTATTCAATGTGGTTAAATATGTTGCCAGAGCGGGTAAAAAAGACCCTCAAAAAGAGCTTGAGGACCTAAAAAAGGCGGTATTTTACCTAGAAAGAAAGGTAAAAAACCTCCAAAAATAAGTTTGGTAATTCGGGAAATTTTCCTTATATTTACATAGTAAAAGTTACAAAAAGGTATATATATTCATATAGGATATATAGCTATAAACCTTAAACTTAAAACAAATTTTAAACCTTAAAAACAAAACAAAATGGACATTAAATTGGCCTTGTCGAGATTTAATTCTCTACAAAACAACACAAAGAAGTCTGACTCAATTTGGAAGCCAGCAAACGGAAAATCTCAAATCAGAATCGTTCCGTACAAGTTCAACAAAGATTTACCTTTCATTGAACTTTATTTTCACTACAACATTAACAACAAAACTTACCTATCTCCGATGTCATTCGGTAGACCTGACCCTATCGTAGAGTTTGCAGAAAAACTTAAGCGTACCGGTGATACCGATGATTGGAAAGCAGGTAAGAAAATGGAACCAAAATTAAGAACTTTTGTACCTGTTATCGTAAGAGGTAAAGAAAACGAAGGTGTTAAATTCTGGGGATTTGGTAAGACAGTTTACCAAGACATTTTAGGTTATATTGCTGACCCTGATTACGGAGATATTACAGACCCAATGCAAGGTAGAGATATCGTATTGGATGTAGTTTCTGCAGAAGAATCAAACGCAGCATATCCAACAACTACAATTAGAATTAAACCAGCAACATCCAAATTATCAGAAGATGCTAATTTAGTTCAATCGTTATTGGATAATCAAAAAAACATCACTGAATTGTATCAAGAATTATCTTACGCAGAATTAAAGACTGTATTAGAGAATTGGTTAAATCCAGGTTCTGCAGTAGCAGATGATGAGTTAGTTGAAGAATTAGAAGCACCAAAACCAAAAGCACAATCGACACCAAAGCAATCATCCGTTTCAACTGATATGGGTGGTACGCAAGAAATTGGAGATTTACCTTGGGAAAAGGAAGCACCAAAAGCAACTGCAAAAGATGATGTAGCATCGGCATTCGATGATTTATTTAACAATTAATAACAGGTTACAATTATGGCCAAAGTACAAGAGGATTTAGCAAGTATACTTGCAGATTCATTAAACAAACAAAATAAGGATGGTAGAATTGCATACTTCCTAACCGATGGTGGTGGTGATGCCCCTACCAACGTAAAAGACTGGGTATCTACGGGTAACGCTCTTTTGGATGTAGCAGTTTCTAATAGACCTTATGGTGGTTTGCCAGTTGGTCGTATAGCAGAGATTACGGGTTTAGAGCAGAGTGGAAAATCTCTGCTCTCCGCCCATCTTCTTGCTGAAACACAAAAAAAAGGTGGAGTAGCCGTATTGATTGATACTGAAACTGCTGTTAATAGGGAGTTTTTAGAAGCAATCGGTGTTGATATTTCAAAGTTATTATATGTTTCAGTAGATACGGTCGAAGGTATCTTTGAAGCTTGTGAAACTATCATTGAGAAAGTTAGAACAGGTGATAAGAACAAATTGGTAACTATTGTAGTCGATTCAGTAGCAGCCGCTTCAACTAAAAAAGAATTAGAGGCTGATTACGATAAGGATGGTTACGCAACTGATAAAGCAATTATCATTTCCAAAGCGATGAGAAAGAT